AAAAATCATGGTTGCCTAAAATTACATAAACTTCATTTTTTAATGTTGCCAAATATTCATAAAATATATTTGGTTTTATACCAACATCAAATGAATCCATAACATCACCCAAGAATATTACAATATACCCTTCTTTAATTATTTGTTTTAAAAAATTAATTATTGGTAAGTCAATTAGGATTTTACCTGTTAAATGTAAGTCTCCAATACAGATAATTTTTTTAATAATTACACCTCATTTTAATATTTATTCTATACTTTGCAAAATGTCAACGACCAATAAATATTGAAAAGTATCTTTATCTGGGACTTCTGTTTGTTTATAATCAATCCACATTTTTTTATTTCTTAATAAATTTTGATCTTTTTTGAATTGATCCCATGCTTCTTCTAATGTTTCACACTCTTCTGAAAAAACAAATATCTTATTACCATTAATTTTTAAATTACCATTTAATGATAATTGTTGAACTTGTTTTAATAATTTTTCTTTAACTTCATCTTTATAATTCATCTTATATATTATTTAAAAATTTAAATAACAAAAACTACCAAAATTAAATACATTAGTAATATCTTTAAATTTAACATATTCTCTTTTCTTCATACTTCCAAAAAGAACATATTTTCCTAAATAAAATATACCATGACATAAATATACATTCTTTTTAACCCAAAATAAATCACCAAGTTGAATTTTATATCTTTTTCTTCTAATTGCTATTTTTTGACCTTTTCTTTGTTGCTGAATTTTTCTATTATAATTTATTTTGCATAATAATTTAAAACACTATACAATATAATTCCTGAAATAGCCGCTAAACCAATAGACCACCCAACATTGTTTGTTGCCCATAATATGCTATTTTCTTTTTTTAATTCTAACATTTTTTTATCAATAGCTTCTCTAAGTACAACTTCTGAATTGTATTTTATTTTCCATTCTTCTATGTCTTTGTCTTTCTGCAATAATAATTGATCTTTTAATTGTATTTCAGAAATTAAATTATCTTTATCTTTTTGTAATTGTTCTTTTATTATCTTATCTTGTTCTAATTGTTGAATCATTTTCTTCAAAGTTTCTTCATCAATCTCTATTCCATTAAATGGAGCTGAATCACCTTTATTCAGTTTAATACTATCATAACTAAACATAAATAATGGAATGCAAAATAACATAATTAATATTAATATTAATATTTTTTTCATTTATTTTACTTCCTTTATTATAATTCCCTTACTTTTATAATATATCCATGTTTTATCATCAGCTTTAAATTGATACAAAACATAAGGTTTTGGATTTATTTCATTATACCATATCTTAAAATCTTTATAAAATTGTGTTGTTTGTTGTTTAGATAATTCTTTTCCAAAAAAATAATAAGGTATGCCACATAAAACAAAAATAATTATAGTCAAAGTTAAAAAAATAATAACATTTAATATTGTTTTTTTCATTTATTTCTCACTTTTAAATTTTTTAAAAATAAAATCCATAATATTTCCATAATCTTCTTTTTTATTTTTATTCATAAAATCCATAGCAGATAATTTAATTTTTAAATTTTCTATCTCTTTTTTTAAATTTTCATTTTCTAATTGTAAATCATCTATCGATTTAATTTTTATAGAAATTAAATTATTACATTGTTTACATGTAATTTTAATTATTGAATTAATCATATTTTTAAATCCACAACCAATCTCTTAAACTAATTAATTTATTAAGTTTAATACTATCAACATATCTAATTATCATATCAACTTTCATCCAATTTAAATTAGTTCTATCTATATTATTTAAAATATTTTTATCAACTTTTTTAATATTAGATATATTTAATACCAAATTTTTAAAATCATTAAAAGTTAAATCATCAATTGTTACTTCTAATTTATCATATTCTTTATTATAATTTTCTCTATCAACTTTATACCAATGATATAAATCATCTAATTCTTTTTTTACTTTTTTATGTAGTTCATCATATTCCCAATCTACAATTTGTAATTCTCCATTTTCCATAAAATCACAAAAGAACTCAAAATTTGAAGTAAATAAAAAATCTGTTATATCATATGACCAATAATTCTTTTTTAATTTTTTAAAAACATTTTTACCTTTATTGTTTTTCATCTATTTTTCCTAATTTCATTAATAATATTTTTTAATAAATTATATTCTCTCCAAATTTTTATAACAGAATCAGATATAATAGATTTACCATAATAATTATTAATTTTATTGTTTTTCATCTATTCTCCTTAAAACATCTACATCATATCTTCCATCTATAACTAGAAAATTATTGCTAGGAAATAATTTTTGTAATACTTGTTTAGTTTCAACCATTTCTTCTGGTGTTGAAATACCTATAATATGAAAAATAACAGTATCTCCTGGTACTAAATTTATAAATTGTTGCTCTTCTAATTTAATTTCTTTTCCATCATCAGTTATTAATTTCATTTATTATCCTTTTGCAAAATCATTAGTATATTTAATAATATCATCCAAAGTCATATCATTAACATTTTTCTTTATTTTATCCAATTCTTCTTGTTTATTTTTATCTCGATTTAATATTTCTTCTTCAAGAATGGAAATATTCTTTTTTATCTCTTCTTGTTTAATTTTTGATTCTTCTAAATTTTTATCTGCTTGTTCTTGTATTTTTTTATTTTCTTCTTTTAACTTATCAATTGATGAAATTTTACCAGATATTCCTTTAAAAAATAAAATTATTCCAGAAATAACATTCATGAATACATTACCAAATATTAAAGATAAAATAAAAATGACAATTGAAGCTAATATTATTATACTAAGAAGTTGGTGTGTTTTTATCCATTGTATTATTTTTTTCATCTTTTATTTCCTTTAATTTTAATGTTTTAATAATATCCAAATTATTATTTTTTAACTGTAACAATTCATTAGATACTTTCTGTAATTCAATATCAGACAAAATTCTAAATATTTTAATTTTATTAACAAATGTATTAAAAGCTTCAAACAATGCTTTACCATAAAAATTATAAAATAAAACGGATAACGGAAATCCCATTATAAATACTATTATCATATTATATATTTTAATAGATAACATAGTCTCTGGTGTACTAAAAATTTTAATGATTAAAAATGATGACAATCCACAAATAAAAGCATCTAATAATAATACTATGATATTGCTCAATGTTTTTCTTTTTTCCATTACACCATGAAAAATTGCCTTGATACATTCTGTAAATAGCATTCCACAATTAGCAATAAATACTGCCAATACTATTATTCTAATCAATGCTGAAGAAAATTCTGATCCAACAAATTTAAAAACATCATTCAAAAATTCCATATATTTTCCTTAATAAAAAATTGGGTGGTTAAAACATCGAAAACCTATTACATAAATAAAAACAACCACCCATAAGCCAAGTTTTGTTAATATATAAAAACTGCTAAAAAAAACTATCAATTAACTTAAATTTTAACCTATTATAATCATCAACTATCTTACAAAAATTATCAAATGTAAATTCTCTATTAACACATTGGAAAAAACATTCGTAATCTTTAAGAACAAAAACCAATGCTATTATTTTCATAGCATTTAAATAATGCCTAAAATCTTCACCATATTTATCAGACCATAATATTTTTTCTTTATTCTGTTTATTTTTATCCCAATCTGGTATCTTATTCAAATAAAGGTGAGTTTTTATCTCCCTTGATTGTATATCATTTTCCAATGATATTATGTCTTCACTTTCTTTCTTTTCAAAAAAATCAATGAACTCTTTTATATAATTATATGTTTTTAAATCTTTTTCAATGTATGAAAATTTTATGCTATTCATTTTCTTACTACTCTTAGTTAAAAACATATATTTAATATCTATATTATAAATATTATAAATATAAATAACTAAAAGAATATCTTATAACTCTTTGGATTAAATTCATTTGATTTTCCATAAAATGATTCCATCTCAGTCAATCTAAAATATTCTTCTATCTCCTCCTTTTTAAAAGATACATTTATATTATTATATTCTTTCATAATTTTTTCTTGAATATATTCTGGTATTTGTTCTTTGTCCAACAAAACCAATTTTTTATTTCTTTCAATATTATTTTTTATTACTTCTGATTGTAATTCTACCCATTTGTCAAGTCCTTCTTTGTATAATTTTTTAAATTTTACAGGGCCAAATGGTTTTGCTCTTTCTTCTTCTCCTGAATTAAAAATATTTGGAACCGAATCTCCTGAATCTCCAACAAAAATTAAATAATTTTTAAATTCATCAATAGACTCAAAAGTAACTTTTTTTATTTCAAAAGGAAATTCTGTTGCTACAAATGATTCTAAAATAGGATTATAAATTTTAACATTATTATATTTTATTAAAGGTATAAAATCTTTATCAGTACTAATAATGTAGAAGATGTCATCTTTATTTTTATTAAATGACAACACACCAATAATGTCATCTGCTTCTGATTCTTCTACCTTGACAACCTTGAAAGGAAATATTCTTTTTAATTCTTCTATAAAATCATCTATCCTTGGAAACAATTCATCGCATTGATTTTTAGAATGAATTCTAGCACCTTTATATCCTTTATAAAAATTCTTTCTCCAACAATATGCAGAATCACATGCTAATATTAATTCATCAGGCATAAATGTACTAATATAATTTTTTAAAGAATTTAATATTAAATATTTCCAAAAGTTCCAATTAGCATTTCCTTCAACTATTTCATTCTGAATTTTAACAAAATAAATTTTATAAAGTAGCTGACTAAAATCTACTATTACTTTTACCATTTTAATTTATCCTTTTTAAAAATATCAAAAAAATGTTTTATAATCTTCATTTTTTTCAACTATTTCTTTTTCTTCTATCTCTTCATGTTCCTCTACTAATTCAGGATATTCATAATCAGTATTATTTTGAATTTCATTATCATTATTTTCAACAATATCTGTATATCCAGAACAACTAATTTCTTCATTAACATCATTTAAAAAATGATCTTTTTGTTTTATATTAACACACATACCTGGACATTCTTTTGTTCCATCTTGAAAATTTGTATATTTTTCAAACCAATGACATAAAATACAATTTTTTTCAATCATAAATTTTCCTTTATTTCTTTTTATATAATTTGTAACTAAAATAATAAATCATATTATCTAAAATTTTTAATATTTTATCTTGCGAAATATTATAATATTCAAAAATCTCTAATAATTTTATTATTCTTTTTAAATATTTTAACAAAATAATTTTAACCAACCCCATGTAAAATGTATTGCCATATTATTTGTTTTCCATAAATAGCCATCACCACAACCATAAGAAACCCTATATCCAAATTTACTAAATATTTTTTTAACAAATTTATAAAATTTTTTATTAAAATAACATTCTTCACCTATATTTAATTTAGACATCAAAGGTATTTCATCAAATGAAAGTGCAAAATGTTTACCTTTATAAGAATTTAATTCTATTTCTTTATTAAAAAAATCAATTATTTTTTCTTTATTCTTATTTAATATTTTTTTAATTTTATTTTTTAATTCTTTTTTATATTTTTTATTATTACAACAAGCCTTTTTACAATTAAAAATATTCAATTTTTTCTCCTAAATTAAAATATCAACTTTATGAAACATATTTGCATTAGCCCAAAATTTATAACTTATATCAAGCTTTCTTTCATTTTCAGCCTGAACTAATATTTTATTATTTAATCTATCTATTGCTATTGGTCTATAAGTTTCTTTTGTAAAATAATTTGGTTTTAATAACATGTTAAAATTAACTTCACTTATATTCATTACATATAATCCATTTAATTTTGTAAAATTATATCAGTTTCATTTAATGGTAAAGTAATTTTCCAAGAATTATTATTTTCAATAATTTTATTCCAACCATTACACTCCATATTATTAATTAATATTTTATCTTTTTGATTATTTTCTGCTTTTAATTCTGTTAGTGTTTTTATTTTTCCACCTAAATAATAAAAATTACTTTGTTTTATTATTTTACTATCTAAATCATATTCATTTCTTGATTTAGTTATAAATTTAAAACCATAAGGTTTAGAATTATGTCTTTGAACAATATTTTTTGATAATTCAACTGCCTTATTTACATCCCATGAATTTATTTCAATTAAATTAGTTTCTGAAATAATTGTTCCAGGACTATAAAATTCTATAAAATGTTTTTCCATATTTTAATCTCCTTTAAATTCATTTTTTATTTATAAAAATAAACCAAATTATTAAAATAATAATTGGTATAATAATTTTACTTATAAATATTAAAAATTCAATTACCATGGAAAAGTCAACCATTTGTCATTATATATCATCTTGCCATAGAAATCTGGAATGAATGTTGAATTATACCTTACATAAATAGATAATGTTTTAACATCTTTATACTTTTGTAAAATATTATGTATTGTTTTTCCAGTGTCAATTATCTCATCTACAACCAATGTATTATCTGAAATTTCAAATGCTAAAGGTAAATTCGTTCTATATGATAACATTACTGCTGGTATCAAACCACCTCTTGGAATACCATAAATATTATCAAATTTATGATCTGATTCTAAAATTTGTTTTGATAAATTATCAATTAAAATATCAATTTCTTTCCAATTTATTTTCATATCATTCTTCATGTTTATATTATTTAAAAATAAAACCTGATATTTTACTATCAGGTTTAAACTTTTTTCATTAAATACATTAAAACTTTATTAATTCTATCTTTATATTCTTTTCAACACTACACGATTTCCAATATAAATTATTATAATCAATAACTTCATACCAACCAAAACTTTCATGTGCTTTTAAACAAATAATACTAGAATTAAAAATATTTGGATTCTCATCAAAACTAAAATATACAACAATTGAATCATTATCATTTGTATTGGTTATTCTAATTCCGCCAAAAACTGCTTCATCTAACTCTAAAAGTATTGCATTAAAATCTTTATTTAAAATTTCACCTTCATAAAGAATTGATACAATTGGTATTACTGATGTACCATTTTCACCCGTTAAACCAATTTGTCCTGTTTTTCCTTTTTTACCATCTTCACCATTTACTGAAGTACAAGAATTCCAACCAATAAACATTACTACCATTGCTAATAACATTAGCCCAACTAAAAATTTTTTCATTTACTCTCCTTAATTTAATAATTTATAATAATTACATTTATAACACCAAACATAAACTCTTTTAAAAACATTTTTATAAATTTGTAATTCTACAAAACAAATAGGACAAGAAAATTTATCTTTGTTCCTACCAATTTCAAATTTACATTTTCTATTATTTTTACTTTTTGGTTTTTTATCATGTTTACACATTTACTATTTTTATTGTTTCTATTATTTCAATTTCAGGTATATAAAGATTTCCATCTTTATCAAAAAATTGAGATATATTTAATTTACTTTCTTCTAATGTTCTAAAATCAAAATAAACAAATTCATCTCTATCAAATGAAATCTGTTTAATAATTCCTTCAACCTTTTTATAATAATGTTGAGGCCAATCAATTTTTATTATATCTCATAATTATTTTCAAATAATTTAAATCGTAATTTATTATTTCTATATAATGATAACTCACCTTTATTTTATTATTTAAAAATTAATTATCAAACCAAAATATCAATCTAACATCTTCTATTTCTTTTGGATAATCATTTTTATATGTAAATAAATCACCAAATCTATTACCAAACAAATAACCCCATATATACATGTAATTTTCTTTCCACCATAAATCTTTATCTTTTTCTAAATATTCTTCCAATATTTTTATCTCATCAACATTAAACCATGATGTATCATGAGCATCTGTTTCCCATATTTCCCAATCTATTTTAGTTATAATAGAAAGATCGATTGGTAAACCTTTTGGCAAAACAATTGGTTTCATGCTTTTATTTCTAACACCAGCCATCAAACCAAACAATTTATAATTTCTTGGAATGTATGGTTTAGAATAATGTTCCCATTTATTGTTTATCTTAACTTCAAGATGGCAATGAATATCACATCCCATTTAAATATCCTTCTATTCGTAAAGTGTTCCTGTAATGAGATCTGCCAAAATTAAGCATCTTAACATTGGAACTTCTTTTTGATAATCTAAAATAACTTTTCTTCTTTCTGGTAAATTCCATTCTACATCTAAACTATTTTGATGATAACGAATTGCTAATAACTGATGATTTGTCAATTTAAAACCTAAATCTTGCAGTTTTATTATTGAAGTTTCACCATGTCCCAAGTCAATAATCTTTTTATCTTTCTCATATAAAGGTTTGATCTCATTTAATTCTTCTTCCTTTGCACCATTCAAAATTTTATCAATAAAACATGACCCAGAAGTTTTTCCCAATTTATCAATGTATTTTTCTGAATTGATATTTCTTTTTTGACATTCTATCTGAATTTTGTATACTTGTTTTTCAGTCAATTCTTCTTCAGGAATATAATTATTAACTTTACAATAATCATGAAATAGTGAAGCTAGAACTGTTTCTTTTGAATATTGCAAAAATTCTTCTTCATTCAATTTATTAATATATTCCATATTTTTATTTCTTCTTATGAATAATAAATTCTTATAAGATAAAATTGCAGTATTAATAGAATGTAATAATAAACCTTGATAACATGCACAATGAAATTTTGAACTTGCAGGAGATTCAAAAAAATCTTTGTCTATTTTATCTGTTAATTCTTTTGGATATTCTACAAATGTTAATATCTCATTATATATTTCCATGAGATTAACATTTTTAATATCTTTTATTGATATTGGTTTTAAATCTTTCATTTATTTTACCTTTATTTTATTATTTAATTCAATTTCTTTAATATTTGGATCAATAATATATCTTATTAAATTACTATAAAATTTTATAATTTTTTCAGCTTCTTTTTTATTTAACTTTGTAATATCTATTTTAAATGTTTTAATATTTTTTATATCACAATTTTTACAACACATTTAAAAATCTCCATATTCTGCATAAGTGTTTTTTCCAACTGCAGTTTCATAAAATCTAACCTTATATTGTAAAACTGGGCATCTATTAACTAAAAAATTATATATAAATATTGCTAGATTTTCAGCTGTTGGGTTAACTTCTTTAAAATATTCTACATCTTCATTCAAATATTTATGATCTAATAATTCTTTAATTTCTTTAACATTTGTAAAATCAAACATTATACAATTACCAGTTTTACTATCAAAAACATAATCAAATTTTTTATTTGGTTTTAATTCATTATCTTTTACCCATATTCTTATTTTCCCGGAATGTCCATGTTGGTTTGAACATATTCCTTTATAACCCACTAAATGATGAACATAATCTATAACTGTTTCAGTATATATTAACATTAAAATTTAATCCTTAAAAATAAAGTTGAATTGTTTTTATTTTGGGGAAAATTAAACAATTCAACTTATTTGCTTCTTATTTATAAAAGAAATTATATATAACCTCAACGAGGTTATTTTTTTGTTACATTAACAAAAAATTTTTCTTCACATTCAGGACATTCAATATAACCTTTGAATTCTTTTCTTGAATGTGTTGCTTTAATTTTCTCACCACAATATGGACATATTGCAGTAACCATCTTTGTTCTTAAATTATAAGAACCTTTTGTTTGTCTTGTAGGACAATGTGCTGCCATAATTATTTTCTCCTTAAATTTTAATATTATCATATATATTATTTAAAAATTTATTTTATAATTTTCAACATACAATCCATGATTCTTTAAAAACTCAATTCCCTTAACATCACGATCATATTCTTCAAGATAAAAAACATTCAAGATTCCAGAAGAAACAATAAGCTTTGAGCAGTCTAAGCATGGACTTAACGTAATGTATAAGTCAGACTTATCTGTGCAAATTCCATTTCTTGCTGCAAATGAGATAAGATTTGACTCAGCATGATTTTCAAAAATACTAAATTCTCGATGAAGATCATAAAAATTTTCAGAATTAATCCATTCCTCAAATGAAAAATTAAAATTATTATCATTAAAATATTTCTTAAAATGCTCATAACAATGTTCCTTATGTGAAAGGACTCCATTATATCCACAACAAATTATTCTATCAGCTTTAACAAGAACAGCACCAACTTGCTTCCTAGCACATGTACTTCTCTGTGAAAACAAAATGGCTGATCTCATAAATATTTCTTTATTTGAAATTCTATCATTCATGTTTTAATTATTTAAAAATTCCTCATGATGCTTAAAATCATTTTTAATGCAATCATCTAATTTTTTTATGTCTCTCAATCTTCGACATCCGCTTTCATTATTTTTATAATTTATATGCTTTTCTTTATTTATCGCTTCTTTTAATATATAAATAGATGCTCTTTCTCCAACAACAATAGCTCCATTGATGCAATTTAAACATTTATTTTCCATGTTTAATTTCTTCTTCATAAATTTTAACAATCTTTTCAAAATCATTTTGATATAAATGTAATGAATTTGCAATCCAAATAATATGTCCAACCTCTAAATAATTATAAATTTCTTTTAAATCTTTAAATAATTTATTATAAACATAGCAATGCCAAGAAAAATCAGAAAAAAATCCCTTAATAAAATCATTGCTTCTCATATTTACAACATATATTAATTTATTCTCTCTTATAAATTGTTGAGTTACAAATGTACAAATATAATCAGACATTCCATTTCTCTTAAATTCTTCCCAAATTGATGGACGATTATATATCATTGCTGCTCTTCTAGATTCTTTATTTAACTTTAATTCATTTAAACAATTTTTATATTGCTCATAATTATCTTTACTAAAAACACACCAGCCATAGTTGCTGTTTACTTCTTTTTTATCATCTTTTGTACAAATTTCATTCCAAATTTTTATATTATCAACATATCCAATTATAGAAAGACTTTGACTTAAATACCATTTTAACTCATCATCAACATATTTTTTTGGTGTTTTTCTAATGTTATAAAAATTTAACTCATCCTGCATTGGATTTAAATAAATATTTTCACAAATTAATTCAACACAGTTAACTCCAGTTTTATCAATCACAAAATCTTTATTTTTAATTTTATTGTAAAATTTTTCTATAATTGGAAATAATCTTTCTTCATTTTTCATCTATAATATCCTTAAATAAACTTTCATATTCATCAATATTTTTATTCTTAAATCTATTATAATATTGAGGATGAGGTGCTTTATAATATAATAAATTTAATTCTTTAAATAATTTTTCAACTTTATTTCCTAATAATATTATTTTTGTAGGTTTTATTAAATTTATTTCTTCTGTTATCAATTTTAAATTTATTTCATTATTTTCAACCTTATATAAATTTGTTATATAAAATTTTTGTTTAAAATTTTTAAGTGCTTGATGTAAATATCTTGAACTTAATTTTGTATCAATAAATGTTTTTAAATAAATGTTTTTACCAAAATTAAAATCTTCTCCTGATCCATATCTTTCACCAATTAACATAATTGGATTATAAAAACATCCAATACTTTCATATTTAATAAAATTTTTATCTAAATTATTGTTATACTTTTCTATAAAATTATATAAATTCTCGTAATTATTACTTAATGGATCTATATGTATTCTGTTTAAAATTGATCTTTCAACACATTCTTTAAATAATAAAGATTCATCTTCTATTTTATCAATAGAAACATATTCCTCTCCTCTAGTTAAAAAAATATTTTTTTTATTTTCATAGGTAGAATCACAATAAATCAATAAAGCATTTTTTATTTGCAAAATTCTTTCAATTAAATGTTGTTGCCAATCATTCATTATTTCTCTTTCATCATTCATCAATGACGGATAAACAAATTCTCCTAGATGAAACCTATCAAAAACACAATCTTTTTCTTCTAAAGATCTCTTTATATAATATTTATATCCACCAATCGGCTTTGATTCTTTTATATAATTTAAACAATATCTATCTGAAATTTTTTTAGAAAGAGTTGTTTTACCAACACCATTAGGGCCTTCAAAAATAAGTATCATTTTTATCCTTTATTTTACATTTCCATAAAACATTTCTAGAATGTTCAGGAAACATTGGTGCCATTAAATTTGATAAAAGATTAACATCAAAATATTCTTTTGCAAAATTATAAAATTGTTGTTGCCAATCATTCATATAAGATTCATAATCTTTTATTGAAGCAAAAGTTCCCCAATTTTTTATAATTTTAAATCCATTATTAATAAGAAAAAATTTCATTTCATCAAATGTCAATTCTCCTATTTCTCCATTAATTATATGATTATCAGCTGCTCCAACATTTTTATCATAACATGGTGTTGATAATAAAATTATAGTATTTTCATTGCAATGATTTTTTAAATTTGTTAAAAAAATATTAACATTATTTTTTCCAATATGTTCAATTACTTCAAAACTACAAATTAAATCCCAATCATTTCCAAAATTAATATTAGAAATAGTTAAATCTGATTGTTTAAATTCTGCCCAATTTAAATCTTTATATTTATTATTATTTTCTTCAACAATTTTTTCTCTATATTCTAATCCTAAATATTTTTTTGCTTTAAATCTATTTCTATAAATAACTTCAAGCAAATTTCCAGAGCCTGATCCAAAATCTAAAATATTTAAATCTCGTTTAAGTTCTTTTAAAACATGTGTCCATCTAAAATAGTGAGCAAAATAATCTCGATGATAAATATGTTTTTCAAATATTTTATCTGGATTAAGTTGTGTACAATTATATTTCATTATTTATCTCCAGTAGAGCCAAAGCCTGCGTCTTTTCTCTCAGTGTCCAAGGAAATGCCATCACTTTCGACAAGTTCTCCAAGAAATACAGGTCGCATCACAAGCTGAGAAATCTTGTCACCCTTGTTTATCTTCACGTCAAAGTCAGAATGATTGAAAAAATGAATGTGACAATTTCCACGATAGTCACTGTCAATCAATTCAGCACCCTTAAATAACTTCTTCTTTGTGCAGATTCCAGACTTGTTGTAAACTGAAAGATCCCAACCTTCTGGAATCTCAAACCTCAAGTCCAAGGGAATCAACACGTCACCCCAAGCCGGAACGACACAATCAATTGGTGAAAACACATCAAATCCTGAAGAATTGATTGTTCCTCTTGCTGGAGCCTTGGCATTTTGAGACAACCTTTGAAACTTTAAAATCATTCACAATTCCTTTATCATTTTTTTCTTATTCTTTTCATCAATGGCATACTTGTCAAGAATCTCATTTACATCATCATTATTTAAAAATTTTAAATATTCTCTTGCTCTCTCTTCTGAGCATTGATAATAATTTTTCAAATATTCCATGACTTTCAAATCTTCTGTTTTTATTTTTTTTATATATTTCACAAAACCATTATACTTAGGTGTCATCTTATACATCAAAACAAAAAGTTGTTCTTTGTTCAATGTGTTCAAGAACCAATTATAAACATTTGCAATATTAATAAAACCAGCATAATAAATATATCTTATCAACATGTAACCATTGAAATTTTTCCACTCATCTTGCTCTTTGAAAAATTTAAGATAAGTTTCCAATGACTCTTCTTTTTTTAAGATACTATTTAAGTATGTAAAAAGGTTTACTTCTTTCATAATCTTCCAAGTTCTTGATATTTCAAAAATTCATCATTTTTTAAAATTGTTAAATATTCTTTATATAATTTTATTTCATAATCATTTTTAATAATTAATTTCATATTATCATATTTATAGATTAAATTCATTATAATATATTCTAACTTATTCAAACCTTCTTCAGTTATTGGTAATTTTTCTTCTTTATAAAGCTTATTATTTATTTCATTCATAAATTCTTCATATTTTTCAATAATATAAAACGTTTCATCCCAAATAATATTTACATTAGGAATTATATATCTTTTCATGTCATTTATTAATTCATAAGTTACTGCTAAACATTTCATAATTATTTCCTATTAACAGAATCATTTATAAAATTTCTTATTCTTTCTTGTTCTAATTTATTTTTCTCTACAATCTCTTTCTCAAATTTTTCTTCTTCATCTATAAAAACATACCATGCTGGTAACATAAATAAAAATAATACAATAATTATAATTCTTGGCAAAAATATATTCTTGTCTATTATACATAAAAAATAATTAATAACATTAAAATCTAAACTAATCAACATAGCAACTGGCATCCACAATAAAACTAAAATAAAAATTGTAATAACCGATAAAATAAATGACTTTAAATATTTCATTTCAAGCTCCAAAGTTTACAAACAACACCAGCAAAAGAAATTTCTTTATCGAGCACTAAACTATGCTTATATAACCCTTCAGCCACAACCAACAACTGATCTACCGTCTTGCTTTGATTATAAACAAATCTTAAAAGTTCTAAATAGTCTAAATTATTTTCCGACAAATATTTTTTTAACAATTGAACATCTTTAGATTTAAATACTTTCAAAAATTCTGTTATGTAATCATTTTCTTTTATGACTATTTTTTTATCAATTACAGATCTTTGAATGCAATTAACCATCTTTCGCAAATCACCATCTGAACTTATGAATAAATTTTCAAATTTTTCTTCATCAAAAGAAATTCCTTCCTTTTCTAAGATGTTTCTTTTTATGTATTCAATTGCTTCTTCTTTTTTGATTGGCAAAAATTCAAACTGTTGAAACCTTGACAAAATTGGTTCAGGTAATTTTTGTGGATAATTGCAAGTTGCTATAATATTTGTATTTTCAGAAAACATCTCAAGTACTGGCCGCAATGCCAGCAGTGCATCTGGACTCAAATTATCACAATTCCAAACACATATATTATTTTTTATCCTAAAATTGTGATTTTTCTTAACTGTAATATTTATTACATTGCCTAATCCAATCTTTCTTATTTTTTTAATTTTAATTTTTTTTAACATTTTTATTCCTTTTATTATATATTGAAATAAAATTTTTTATTACATACTGTACATTTTATTTCTTCTATAAATAATTTTTTATATTCTTCATCATTCAATCTTCTTCTTATAAAAGTTCTTAATGATAATTTTCCTATATTTTTATTAAAAAATGGCTCTATAATATTTTCGTTATTATAATTATCCAAATAAAATTTTTTATTATCATTTATATAATTACAAAAAGTCTTATGTTCTTTTTCAGTTCTATTTATTATTTTATTTTTTGCAATCAATCTATTAGAATATGTTATATGTTTTTTTCTACATTCTAATTCATCACATCTAATATGATAGCCTCTTTTAAATGATATAAATCTTGTATTGTTTATATTACAAAACAAACATTTTGGTTTTTCTTTAACATTATTTTCAGATAAATAAGCTTCTTCAGTTGAATAATAAATACTTCTTAAATGATTTCTTAAAGACGCTTCACTTTTAAAATATCTTCCACTTTTCTTACAATAATAACTCATAAACTTAAAACTTCATCATCTTTATTTAAATTTTTTAATTTCTTTCTTATAACATTTCCAAATTTATCTTCAACCATAAAACTATGGTCTAAAGTACATTTAATTTTTCTACCATCATCTAATTCAACTTCATATATTTTATCTTCTTTTTCATTTAAAAAATACAATTCATCAATTTCTTCTTGTCTAGTTTCAACATTCATTGAAATAGTCTTATATATTTTATTCTTATCCAAATCTTTTAATTTTATATATTTTATTTCTTTATTTTCATCTAAAATTAATACTTCTTCATTTTCATCTAAACATTCATCCATTATTATAATCTTCTGTTCACCAGGAAACATTGTTTGCATTGATGCAAATGGAATTATTTTATTTCTTATTGTGTCTATTCCCCTTTCATCACTAGCATTGATGAATAAAATATTACTTGTTATCTCATTTGCCAATATTTTAGCGACTGTAGTTTTTCCCCGCCCAGCCCCACCATAAAATAATAAATGCCCACCTAATTTTTTATTCTTTATCATTTCAGAAAATTTATCTGAATAATCTTTAGACAAAATCACATCATTTAATTTTTTAGGTCTATATTTCTCAACTAAAACTGAAGTCATAAATTATAATCCTTTATTATTTCATTAATTTCTTGTTGCAACTCATCAATTTTTAATCTAGCATATTTAATATCTAAAATTAATTCAACACCTTCTAAAGCTTTTTCTAATTCATATTCATTATTAAAATGTCTTACATCATTTTTTTGAATTTTAGATTTTGTTCCAACTCTAAAAATTAAAAATAAAGAATATTTTAATTCATTACCACATTCTGTTCTATAAGGTTCAATATAAATTGGTGTTCCTTTTAAAATTAAACCATCTTTTGAATTTGTATTAGCAATATAATATATTCTAAATTCATAATTTTTCTTTTCTTTAATTTTTAAAAATTCTCTTGACATTTTAATTTCTCCTAATTTATTAAAAATTTCTACCTCTTACCCAAGCGCCAAGATCATTTTCAACATCTTTACAAGCTTTTTGAAATTCTTCTTTGTTAGTACCAAACATAATACAATAATCTTTAGATCCAATATTAACATAAATCTGATTTCTTAATTCACAAATAGAATAGGAATCAATTACACCCATGCCTAAAATTCATATTATTTAATTTTAACATTTTTCTTCTCCTCAATAAAACATCTAAATGCTGTTCCTTGACCAAAAATCATCTCAAATCTCATGTCTTGATAATAACAATATGAATTTGGAAACATATAATTTTTATCTGATTTAATTTTTTTAGAATTTTCAAAGATTGTTTCAACAACTTTAATAAAATCATTATTCTTAACACCATTAAATAACACTACTTTATATTCATTATTAACTATAAAATTTTCTTTTTCTTTCAAATATTGTTTTATCTTTTCAAGTATTAATTTAAAATTTTTTGTTGTTATGAATTTTTTTATCTTTTCTTTTTTCTTAAAAGAATCCAAAACAATGTTTTTTATTGCTTTTTCACCATCAGGAGATTTCAACCATTTTACCAAATCTTCATTATTCATTTATTATTTTTTATCCTTTTTATTATACAATAATCTTCATGTTTTAATTTAAAATAATGTTTTAAAATATTATATTTATTAACTAATTTAAAAATTTCATCATATTCAAATTTATTTATTCTTTTACCTTTTTGATATTCTAAAAGATCAAAAAACGACTGTTTAAAAAACAAACCCTGAACATTATTACACCACAATTTTAAAAAATAATATAAAATTTTAAATTCAGAATTTTTATAATTTTCATATAACATAATATAAGGAGTAAAATCATATATCATTAATATTTTTAATCTTTCAAATAATTCAATTATATCATTTATTTCTAAACTTTTATATGCACATAATAAATAAAAAATTGATCTTCCATTATAATATTTTCTTAATAATTTCATTTTTTCAATTATCATTTCTTTATCATTTAAATCGTCAAATGCAAAAATAAAAGTTTTATTATAATTTGAATTTATTAAAACATTACATTTTTCATCATTTAGCAACCTAATATCTAAACCTTGCTTAAATTCAAATTTCTTTCCTGTATGGTTTAAAGATTCAAAAATGTTTTGATAATCTTTATATCCAAATATATTATCATCTAATAAAATTATAAAATCTTTTTTATCATCTAAAAATTCATCAACATTAGACCATTTTTCAACTTTATTATAATTTTTATTTACACAAAAAGAACATTTCCTAAAACAAAATCTAGTGGTAAAACCTATAGAATACTTTTTATAATAATCTTTAACTTTACCACCATTATTTTCTTTTATTAAAACATAATTACTATATAAATCATAATCAGGCATAAAATGTTCTATTTCATTATTTAAAAAATTATTTTTTGTAAAATCTAAACCTGTTCCACCAATTTCAATATTTTTTAATTTTAAAATCCATTCAGGTATATTTGTTTTAGAAAAAACTTTTGATAAAAATATTTTATCATATTCACTAAAAAATGGATTACATTTATCATAATTCAATATTAATTCTACATCATTACCTAAATTTTTATAATAATTACTTATTTTCATCAAAGCAAGATTTGGAAAATTTGTTTTATGATTTATTAAATCAGAATCAATTATGCCTATTTTCAAATTTATCCTTCAATTATTGGAGCTATAAAATATGTTACATTAATTCCAGATTCTGTTTTTCCATCAATTAATAATGGAAATGCTTTATCTGAATCACCAAACAATCCATATTCTAAAACAATAACACCATTAAAATCTATTGTGTCTAATACATTCTTTAATATCAATGATTTATAAGAATTATTTATCTTAACATCTTTATCTAATTTCATCAACACTGATTCAAACTTATTTTGATATTCTTCACCAACACTAATTACTAAATTACCATCTTTTACAAAAAATCTTATCTTGTCTGAAATGTTGGTGTTGATTGTCTTTAGAATTGTATCAGTTATTTCTTTTGATATTTTTATTTCTAACTTATTTTCAGAATAAATTTTTACAAGATCTTCTCTTGTTTTGTTTAATGTCTGTAATACTTTAACATCTGCTTTTAACCATTTTAATTGTGATTTATCACTTTTAAATATTAACCTATTATCTTCCTCACTGCATTCATCCTGCAATGTGTCTACTATTTTTAATAGATCAGACACATTAATCAAACCAAACTCATTCTTGAATAATTCTTTTTCTGTTGATACAAATGCACATATTATTCCATCATCTGATTTAATTGCTACTTGATTCTTATTAACTATAAATGAATCAATCATACCTTTACAAGATACTTTTTTCAAAAATTCTTTTATCACTTTTTTATTTCTCCTTAAACTTTTTATTATCTAAACATGATCTTTGTCTTATTAATAACAACAATTATTCCAAGAATAATTTCCTTTCATCTTCTTTAACTTTTTTCCCTTCACTTTCATACTTTTTTAACATTTTTTCCTTTTCCAAATAATCTTCTGTATCCAATAGTAAATTACCATGTTCATCTTTTAACTGATAATATATTGTTCTCATTTTATCTCCTTATTTTTTATATTATTTAAAAAAATTCTTTATTAGGTTGTACTTTTTTATAATTATTTATTCTCTCAACTGATTTATCAAAATATCCTTCTATCTTATCTGATTCACAACATATAAAATTTCTATCTGTTTCTAAACAACCTATTGCGGTTGTTCCACTACCTGAATATCCATCAAAAATTAAATCACCTTCATTTGAATATGTTTTTATTAAATATTTTATCAATTCAACTGGTTTTTGAGTTGGATGAAAAATATTATTTAAATCATCCCTATTAAATTGTATTAACTGTAAGGGAAATCTTGTTCTATCATCCCTATAATTGAACGGTTTTTTATTACCTTTTTTTCCACATTGTGTTATATTAAATCTTCCATTTGTTCCAACTCTATTTGTTACCAATTTTCCATCATGCTTAATTTTTTGTGGATTATAAACACATTGATTTTTATAAAATACGCTAATACATTCAATATTTTTACCTGGTCTTCTTTTCATTTGAAAAACGTTAACTGCTCTTTCTTTTTGCCAATATATATCATATTTGTATATATTAATATTTGATATTCTTAACTTTGAACTAAATGGTTCTTGACCAAATAAAATAAAACACCCATTGTCTTTAATTTTTGATAATCTTAAATTCCAATATTCTTCTAAATCGACACTATATTCGAATGAACATGGTGTAGAATTATAAGGCATGTCTTCCAAAAATACTTGAACTGATTTATCTTCTAATTGTGTTAATATTTCTTGATTTCTACAATTATAAATTTTATTTAATTCTATCATTTAATATTATCCTATATTTGTTTTAAAATTTTATTTAAATTTTGGCATGCAACTAATTCATTTACATCATATTTATCCATATATTTCATCATTAGCTCTTTACTTAAAGCATTTTTTATAACATAATCTGAATAATTATATTGTTTAATTCTTTCATAAAAATCATCTATCCAACTCTTTACAACTTTATTAATCTTATAAATATTTAACTCAATTGTATAATCAAAAAATTTAAATTTCATATTTTTCTCCTTAAAAAAAATCCTTGCAAATTGTTCTTGATTTTAATTTTTCAATCATATATTCTGACAAATCATCCTTATCAATTTGCTTTTCTTCGCAATATTTTATATACAATTTATTCTGAATAGATTCTTCATCTATATATTTATATAATCTATTTCTAAATAAAACTTTATCAATTTTATTAATATAATCAAACTTTAATAATTCTGGTTTAATTTCTTCATATAAAATTTCTTTAACTTTCAAACTATCATAACATAAATAATTTTTATATTTTGCTTTTACTTCTTCAATGTCCAATATGTCTAAAAAATTGTCCAACCCCATCTCAACAATTCTATTTCTTGTTCTATCATAATCTATTATTATTCCTGGCGGAATCTTTGAACCTTCAGGAATTGTTATCACTGGATCTTTACCCTCATTATCTTTTCCAATCTCATTCTTTATGAAATACAAAAATCCCTTATTAATATTGTCGAATGACTTATTATACATTGATGCATATTTTTCTTCCCATACCTTAACACCTCTAATGTGTATTGGTAAAGATTTATCATATTTAACAATGTCTTTATTTACAGATATAGGTAAAGCTATTTCTTCACAAGGAACTTTATCTATATTAATCCTAAACTCATCCATCACTTGTTTTAATTCTTCCATTTTAACATCATCTTCTATTATCATATTATATAACTTTTTTAAATATTTTTTTGCATAATCACTCGTGTCTTTTTTCTTTACTGATACCCCTTTATATACTATTTTTTCTTTCTCTAAATATTTTCCATCTACATGAAATATCTTCAAGATGTAATGTTTCTTTTTAAAGAAAATAGCTTTTCTTGCAGATTTTTCATATTGAAAATGAAATGTGCAAAGATCTTTTTTATTATATATTTTTTTATTTATTACAATTAAATTATTTTCATTTATCCATTTTTCAAAAATTTCTTTAGTATCAAAATTTATTATTTCATTTTTAAATTTAATCTGCATTTTTCTTTTTTCTACCTCTTTTCCAACCTTGATCTAAATATTGTTGCAACAATTCTGGTTTAACTCTTTTATTAATTAAACCATTATTCATCCAAATATTATGATTTCCATACATTGGATTATTTTCACCTTTTGAAGTTCCTTTTTCTTTCATTGTTTTACTAACAGAAATACTTAATAATTTAACTCTTTTATCTGTTTCTTTTGATAAACCTTTCAACCAAGAAATTTTTCCTTTATTTTTTATACTAATTATATTTTTTGTTTCTTCAGAATGTTTTTTACAATATCCTTTATAATTTTCTTTATTCTTTTTAGGTTTTCTCATTTTTTGTTTAGTTTCTTCAGAATGATGCCTTCCAATACTTTTTTTAGCTCTTTTTTTATTTATTTCATCACTAATTTTTCCACCTTTTCCACAAAAGGCTATATTATAAAGAACAATATTATTTTCTTTAAAGTAACTTTCCCAATAAATTTCTCTTTCCGCTAAAATATCTCTATTATTCTCACATTCTTCCAAAATCATAAAGTTAAAAATTTCTTTTCCATACTTGTTCCATGCTCGTTGAAGATGTTCATTATAATGTTCATTTAATTTTAATGAAACATAATGACTTTTAAATCTTCTATAAATGTCCTTTGAAAATCCTATATATCTATGTCCATTCTGAGTGTTGACTATCTGATAAATTCCTGAGATGATTTTATTCACTTATAATCTCTCCAACACTTTCTCTACCAATATTAAAATTCTTTTTACAATATATTTTAAGTTTATCATCAATATAATTACTAAGATATTCACCATACTCAATTGTTTGTTCTTTAGTTTTTAAATCTTCATTAATAAGATAAACCGAATCAGTATCTCCAGCTGCTAAAATACATCCTATTTTTTTTAATTCAGAATGAGAATATTTTATAATATTTTGTCCACTCAAAGTAATAGCCTCAGCTAAATCATTTGAATAAAATCTTGTAAACGATGCACCCATGAAACCATAAATACTGTTCAATAAAATTTTATATGCTGTTTGTGATACATCAAATTTATTTTTATCTATTTCATTTTTTGCTTCGCTTTTCAATTTCTTATATTCTTGTCTTTTGCTAAACAACCATTCACATATCTGAGGAATAAATCCTTTTACTTTTTTTGTAAAAATAGCCCCATTAGCTGCTAAAATTTCATCTTCTTTTATATCATATAAAAATATTTCTTCTTTTTTTATTTTCTTTTTTAAAGTTTCTGGAGAAATGTTTCCATTCATAATAGCAAATGGATACAATGACATAAAATCCAGACAAAGTATATTATTATAAATTCCTGGTATTGTTGGAGCAACATAAGCTCCTTCATAACTAGAATCTTTATGATTACCACTTCTTCTTGATTGAACTATATAACCTTTTTGATTTAAAGTCTTAATTATTATGTTATCTATAACAATAGAATTAGATGTTGAATCTTCAAAATTGCATAAACTAATTCTTCTTATCTCATCTATTAAATTTAAATACCCTAATTTTTTTTCTAATTCTTTTACCAACCAAACATCTTGTCTATTATATTCAACATATTTATTTATATCATTACGATATAATAAATTTAAATCATCACCTGTTTCTAATTTATGTTGGTTTAATTCTGCCTCTGAAACAGCCTCTAATGCTGTTGATGGAGGATTTTCTCCAATTAAATTTTTAAAATGTTTATATATTGCCCTATAATCAACAACATCTAAGCCATAAATAATAAATTTATTATTATCATTATAAGCTTTTTCCACTATGCCAAAAGGTGACAATTTTTCAAGTAAACCAAATTTTTCTAACCGATTACAAAGATATGGAATATCATATCCATCTCCCAAATCTGATTTACATAAATTCCAGCCAGTCAAAATATCAAATTTACATTTACTCATGAAATCTGTAAATGATTTTAGCATGTCATCTTCATTTTTAAAAAACCTTATTTTATTTTCTTTATCAATTTTTTCTTGTCTTGGGTCAAAAACAAATGTATAATTTTTGTCTGTCTTGCTATCAAAAATAGAAATTGAAGTTATTGGTTCTTTTCCTTCTGTATTGATTTTACCATTAATCAAATTTTCAATATCCAGATAACCAATTCTTAATTCTGTTTTTTCTAATGATTGTTCTTTTCCAAATGTATCTATCATGAACCTTCTACTGATCTGTAAATCTGATTCATATAGATTATCAAACCTTTGAATATCATTTTTAAAGTTATTTGAATAAAATTTTTTAGCATCAGACATTTTTATAATTGGTTTTTGAATGTCTGAGAAATAAAAATAATGTTTGAAATTATCAAACTCAATATATTGCTTTTCTAAACTTTCATCATAATAACTGAAATAAATCTTATTCCATTTATTTTTACAATTTATGGGAAATATCTTTTTAAAATCCATTAATTACCTTTTACTTTTTTGTATTATTTAAAAATTAAATTTTCCCTAAAATAGAATAACTCACAAAACATAATATTACTAATGAAATAAAAAAAATAACACCAAATATAAATCCATGACTCCAGATAATGAAAATATTAAACTCTGAACTAGAATAATGATAATTCCAATATTCATCTAAACCATCAAATGTTAAAAATTCTTTAAACCCATCATCTTTTATAGTTAAAAAACAATTAATTAAATATCCTATAAAAAATATACCAAAAATAAAATCAATAAAACCTAAACTTATTATTCTTCCTCATGTCAATAATTCTTTATTTAAAAAACCAAAAACAAAAATGTTCAACAAAATTAATCCAACCAATAAAATTAAACAAATCAAAGATTTCCATTTTAACATTTCATTTCTCCTTATTTAATAATTCTTTATATTGTCCTAAATAATTTTCTGCTTCATCTGTAGTCTCAAACACAATACTACTCATCTCTAAAATAAAAGCATGTCGATGAATATTTTCTTTCTGCATGACTGTAATTATCAATTTATCTTTTGCATATCCCCTACTTATTTCAGAAATTGAACCAATAGAAACTCTTTCAACTGCATTTGAAAAATCTACATAAAGAATATCTGCTTTATCTACTCTCCAAAAATCAGCTTTAACTATTGCATGATTTGTACTTATTGGTTTATTTTCATATCCTTCTGCTTTTAATTTTAATTCATTTCGTAAATGTTCTTTTCCTAGCATTGGATATAAAACAGAAAAACCAATTTCTTTTAACTTTTCAATTCTCTTGTTAAATTGTTTTATGCATTCTTCATAACTTAAACCAGATATTGCACCAATCGTGTAAACAGTTAAATTCATATTTATTCCTCTATTTTATCAACATTAAAAGTACATTTTATTCCATTATTAGTAATTTTTTCATCAGTAATAAATAATCCATAAAATCTTTTATTATTTTTTGTTGCATCTACTTTTCCATATTTTGTCTTTCTAATTTTAGTAAATCCTGTTTGTTTTAATAAATTACTAGTTAAATCAGGATTTAAATATCTATTTTCTTTATAAAAATCTTGTTGTGCTAAATTTATCCAATTTTCAAATTTCTGAAATAATTTTTTAGATTCATCTTCAGTTAAATTTAACTTAATATTTATATTCCAATTATGTCTATTATTCATTATTTTTTATCCTATCAATAATCGTTTAAATAAATTAATCAAATCCAACTTATCTATCTTGTATTGCTGTCCCAACTCAAACAACAAGCCTTTAAATTTTTTTTCATAATTAATCTTAAAATATTTTAAATATGTTAAAAATGTTCCTTCATATAGACTTAAATTACTCAATGTAAAAATAAATAATCTCAAAATATTTATTGCATCTATTTTTATCTTAATTATATGTTTAACCAAAGTTTTTAAATCATTTCTATGAACTGAAATAAATAACAAACCAATTCCTTCAAATTCATTTTCAACATATTTACCAGTATATACAAAATTTTTTAATTCCCTAATATTCATCTTTTGTATCTTATAGCGATATTTATTATGAATTATCTTTTGCTTTAATAATTCTTCTCTTAATTGAATGTCTGAATTTATGTTATTAACATCAATCCTATTTCTAAAAATACTTATGTCTTCCATTTATTATATTATTTAAAAAAATTCTTCTGATAAAATTTCAACTTCATCTATTCTTCTTTTAGAAATATCATAAAATATTTCTTTATCTTCCATCCCATAAAATTCCCTTCCCATAATTTTTGACACAACACCAGTTGTCCCAGAACCCATATAAGGATCAACAACTTTATCACCTTTTCTCGTAAACATTGTCATTAAATAACTTATAACTTTTATTGGTTTTACTGTTGGATGATTATTATAATATCCTTTTTCTTCTTTTCCTGGCTTTGACTCAATCATGTAAGGAAATGTTTGAATTATTTCCTTGGGCAAATTTTTTATCTTTTCTTCCCACCATGAATCTAAAGAAAAGAATTTGCTGAAATAATCATTACCGTTATAAATTCTTTCATATACATTTTGTCTTCTATATTTATTGTCAAGAACATTATCACATACTAAAAGATTAGAAGGAAATCTTCCATCTTTGTTTGCTTCAAATTTAACATATTCTTCTTCATATTTATTTCTGGATTTTCCAAATAATGTATCTTTATTTTTACCTGGTAAAACAACACCTCTTCTTAAATATATGTCATCATTTTCATATGGTATTCTACATTTATCCATATTTGTATTGCCATCTTTTATTTCTTTATCTTCAAATGTTTTTATTGATTGATCTACATACCAGTCATTATTAATTGGTTTTTGGGCAATTATTATAACTTCTGTTGTTGGCTTTGGTTGAAATCCAGTGTACCATCCTTTATAATAATTTAACATTTCTAAATTTAATGGTAATTCATTTTTTTCTATTTTATTTTTTATCAACTCATCTATCTTAAATGTTTTTGGATAGCCTGAACTATAACACCAATAAATCGGACTAAAACTTATATTAAAACCAGAATTTTGAATGTCAATTAAAACTCTTGATAAAATATCTTGCCTAGTAAAACTAAAAACAATTAACCAAGAACCTGGTTTTAATATTCTAAAACATTCTTGCCAAACTTCTTTTTTTGGTAATGCTAGATTCCAATCTGTATTTTTTACACCAATAAATTTAAAATTATATGGCGGATCTTGGATTGAACAATCCATTGAATTATCTTGAAATGTTTTTAAAATGTTTAAATTATCATCATTATATAAATTAATCAATTATCATTCCAAATTTTAATTTTTTTAATATAAAATATTTAACAATTATCAAAGTTAACTTAAAATCAATAACATCACTTATTCTTAACAACCATAATAATATATATTTTAAATCTCTTTTTCTAAAACAATTTTTAATTCTTAAAATAAATCTAACCAATGAAAATAAAGGTATATATTCTAATAATAATTGTTTTATTGTATAACCTTCATATTTATCTGTTCCACAAAATAAAAACATATGAATCAATAATTGAACTACAAAAATTATACCAATTATTATTATAAAAAGTATCATAAAATTCCTCAGTTATAAATAAATTCTTTTATAAATTAATCATTCAATATTTATATAAAAAAATAAACCATCTATAATGAAATTAACTTTCCTTTTTGAAATATTTTTTATTTCATATTTATTTAAATCAAAACCTTCTTTTTTACAAATTAAGACACCTTTGCTTAAAGAATTTATTATCATTGTATTTCCTTTTTTAATTTGTTCTATAACTTCTTCATCAGAAGCATTTTTAATATCTATATTCATATATCTTTTACTTTTAAAATAAAAATATCCATCATTCCAAAGAACATTTTTATAATCAGTTATTTTTTCACAATTAAAATATTTATTTTTAGTTATTATTAAAATATCGCAATCATTTGGTTGTATTTTATTTTCTTTTTCTAAAATTTTAATTTTTTCTTTGCCAAAAAAAGATTTTTTCTTTTTTTCAATTTTTAAAAATTTTGGATATTCATAAACAGAAGAACCAAACACAATAATAGCCAAAATATCTTCAAAATTTCTAATATAACATTTTAAAGCTTTTTTAAATTTTTTTAATCTAATTTTATATCTACCATTTGGGCATTCTAATTTTTTAATATTAAAATTATCCAAAGCATATAAAAAATTTTTAATATTTGTATAATCCATTTTTAACCTCTTTCTTAATAATTATAAATAAATTCTTTTATAAATTTATGTTTTAAAATTTTATCCTTAAAATCATATTCTTTGTCTATTTCTGCATAAAAATATTCTACATCTAAATCTTTTTTAATTTTAATATTTTTAGAAGAAATAAAAATTGTATGAATTGGATAATTCTTATATACAGAATAAAAATAATTCATATCAGTATCTATCAAAATATATAAAGATTGATACTTTCTTAAATCAATTTCAAAAGTATCAATCTTTGATAATAATAACAAAGGATTATATTTATCAAATATTTTATCAATTATTATTTTATACATTAAAAGCTTCAGATAATTCATTTAACATTGGCGTATATTTACTAAATAATTTTAATCTTCCTTCTTTTATCTCAACTCTATCAATCATCACCAAATTTTTAAGAACATCGATTAATTTTACTTTATCATCAATCTCTATATCTTGTTGCTTCTTTATAAAAGATACAAACTGATTTAAATAAATTTTATCTTCTGTTGTTAAAGATTTATTAATAAAACCTAATGTATTTTTAATGTCCTTATTTGAGTATAGAAAATCCCCTTCATTTGAAGAAGATGAATAAAGAATATTATCTATATTATTCACTTTTTTTGCTACATCTGTTTCTATGCATTTCCTAACATAATTCATATCTTTTTTATAATAAAATATATGTTTTTCTGAAAAATATTTATAAAAACGCTCTATAAAATATGATCTTGCTGAATTTTCTAATGAGGTTGCTCTATTTGCACTTAAACAAAATAAATCTCGATGATATTCACAAAAATATTTTATAGAATCATTAACCAAATCTTCTGCAACATAATTTCTTTGAATATGATATGGTATAATATTTTGTACTCTATACAATATTTTTTTATAGTTATTACTTATAACTTTATCAAATAATTCTTTTTTCTCTTTTAAAAAAATATGCCGTTCTATCAATCTTTTCCAAGGTTTACCATAATATGAAACAGGGTCAAAAGGTAATAAAATTTCTTCACTTTCATTTATTTTTTCTTTTAAATTACAATAATCTTCAACTGATTTTATCTCATACTTTTTAACTAAAAAATGCCATTCTTTCATCTTACAAATTCGTTTCATATAATTTCCCCTTAATTTTATTTTTTTAAAAAGCTTTCTTGATATTTTAATTTCATCTTTTCTTCAATATTATCATCCTCCTTTTTTTCTATTGAAGATAAATCTATTGAAATTTCATCTGATTTTATCTCATTTGAAAAATTCATTTTTTTA